GCTTATTATACCAGACTGATTTTGGATTTTCCTCACTGTCTGATTCCGTAGGTTCCTCTTTAAAGAGGTACTCGCGGATTGCCTTTTCCTCCACACATAAGTTGTAGAGGCAAAGTAGGCCTTTCGTCATGGGTTCTCCCATGAGGATGCCTCTTTTCTTGACAAAGGATGAATCCTCTGTCTCGATCAGCCTTTCACTAGTAACTAGTTTTAGGCCGAGGTCAATCAAGGGGTCTGAGACCCCAAGACCGACCATAAATCCTTGAATTTGGTCTTTGACCACTCTTGGATCTAAGGCATCAGTTGCCTCTTCTAAGTCTGAACTTAGGAGGGCGTACGGACTTAAGTCCGCATCTGTTACCTTTCTGATCAGTGGAATATAATTCCAAGCCTGATCAGTTCGTTCCATCCCCGACTCAGCCGAGGGATGGTGTTTCAACAACTCTTTGAGCGTATGCCCTCCGGGTTGTTGTAGAATTATCACCCACCATAATGATGTGGTGACAATTCGACTCTTGCCTCCAGGTTCTGGAACGGCAAGAGTTCTGGCAGGAATGGGCTTAAGCACATTTCCTTCCATATCTATGTACCCACTTAAGTAGGCGACATAGAGCCCGACAAGGTAGAGCTGATGCCCTAACCTTTCGTCGAGTCCCCAGAACCGGATCTCTTCATAGAAGTCTTCCAGTTTCTGGATTTTTGAACCGAATTCTGCTTCAGCAGTTATTGGTTCATTACGTGCCCACGTTTTCCAACGTTGCACGCCTGCTCTGTCTTGGGCTTTAAAGCCTAAAGGCAGTGCTACCTCTTCGTCCCTTTCGGGGACAAAAGTGAGGATTAGTCGTAGATCATTATTGATCTCGACAAAACGCCCTCCATCTTTAGATGGAGATTCGTAACTACCCGCGGAGTTTAAACTCACGTGGGCGGCAGACTCGGGGTATGACTTTAGCCATCCCTTAATCTTCCTTCCAACCGCATAGCCTGAGGCTGTCGGATGGAAGAAATCCGTGCCATTAAATGGTACGGATGTAGTGCTCTCGAACTTCTTTAGGGAGTTCTTCATCACTTTGTGACCGCCTGCAACAAAGTTGCGGGTTGTCACTAGATGAGCCAGTCTAGATAATCCAAACTGGTTACCATCTGAGACATCTAGTGATTTAATCACTGGATGTCTATTCAGACAATGGAAGATATTATATCGACCAAGATCTGGCTTCTCGATGACTTCGGACTCAGTCTTTGTCACCCAGATATAGTTTGCGAACAGTTTATACTGTTTCGTAACTAAATCGACATTATATGTCGAGGTCCTGATTACGCTCCTTAAAAGGTGCAGTAAAAAGGATTTATTCTCAGGGGTCTCTATAAAGAAATCCCAAGAAAATAAGAGAAGATTATCGACTAAAGCCTTTATCTCCTCTTCCATTCTCTCAATATCGCTTAAGCGACGAGAGAGAATGATTCTTACCTCCTTGGGTGCTAATCCATGTTATTTTGACAGGTAAGTTGAGGCCTCAGGCCTCAGCTGCCTTCCCCTCTTTCGTCCACGCCCCGTAAGGGGCCCGACGAGGGAGGCATAACGATGGGGAAGCTTAAGCTCACCATCGACAAAGCAGGGGAACCATAGGTTCATTACCTTGTTTCCGCCCCAACCAGCGGTGGCCCGGAGGGTCATCGTTTTAATTGGGGTTGACATCGGTG